CGAGCGATCCCCGCGCGCAGCGCCGGCGCGAAATTCGCCATGTGGTAGCGATGCCCTGCCGCCTTGGCGCACCGCAGCCCCAACACCTCGCAGGCATCCTTCCACGCCTTGCCGTGCCCCGCCTTCGACCCCGCCAGACAGTGTGCGAGCTCGTGAATCGTGGTCCCGGCTAGCTGTGTCGGACCCTCCTCGCCGCACGCACAGATCTCGATCGAATCATGGTGCTCCGGCTCGCCGTTCTTCCAGGTTCCAAAGACCGTCATCCCTCGCACCCCAGGCGACCCCAGCCCCAGCCCGTAAACGAGCTTCGCATTCTCGAGCCGCGTCCGATCCGGTCCTTCCGGCAGCCTGGCCACCGCAAGGTCCCTTACTCCGTGAATGAATTCCTCATGTGTCATCCGAAGTCCCTCGCTTTCGATGGCCATCTTAACCACAGTAGCACGGGAGTCAAGGGTAAACGCGAGAAACCGGGAAAATCGAGCCGTCGAGCCCGGTTAGGCGTTTAACCTTTTTCCCCCGTCCCTATGTGGGGAGGGTAGTCAAAACGCCGTGGTAAACGCGGGAAACTGGGTAAATTTGTCAGGGTATAGTGCGTCGGCTTTGGCACTAGACACCCCACACACCACACACACACACAGAACACACAGGCGAACATAAGGCGAAAGTCGTCGCTTATTCAGGTACTTACGACGATGCATGGAGGACGAAGATACGAATTCTAACTAACTACGACGCACCGCGTAGGAACGCACACATCCATGCAGGGGGGGGAAACCGGCGAAATTGCGTACCCGGTGCGTGCGTACCTCTGTGCGTACCCGTTTGCGTACCTCTCCGCGCCGCGAGCCGCGCCGGCGCGCGGAACGCGCCCGCGAGCTAGCTCTAGCCAGCTAGCAAGCAAGAAATTGCCAGCCAGCCAGCTAGAAATCTAAGAATTGATAGCCAGCTAGCAAGAATTACTTCAAAGTTTGCTAGAAATGTCCCAAAACTTGCTAGAAATGAATGATTGCTAGCAGAAATCAACCTCGAGCTAGCCAGCTAGAAACAATTTCGAGGCTAAGGCAGAGCGCAAGTCGAGAAACCGATCGCGGCGACCAGGCAAAGCGCAAGTTGCTAGCAAAATATTTTTCGCCTCGTCGAAAAAAAAACCTTGCACCGACCCTGCTACTGTGGTTAGGTCGTTTAGCTCGATACGAGCAAGGAGGGACTAAGCATGAAGAATCTGATCGAGAGGCTTTCCGAAACGGTGGCTGAGGGGATCGTCTACGACGTCGTCTGTCACATCCTGGCTGGCTTGGTTGCCTGGCACGTCGTGACGGGGCGGACGGCACAGACCGTCGCGGCTTTCGCGAGCCACTTCGACACGGTCGCGCCGGTTGTCGAAACCGCAACCGTGACGCCGCCCGCGTCAATCTTTCACGCTCACCACCGCAAGGAGGGGAACTAACATGGCCAGCACGCTTCCTGAGATTGACCGCACGTCGCCGCACTATCGCCTGGGCTACGGGATCGCTGCACTCCGGGGGATCATCCGCGACGTTGACTACCTCACTCCGAACGGCCCGCGCGGCGCGCTGGCCGATCTCCGGCGCGCCGCTGTCGATGCGCTCCGCGTCATGGAGGGGAACTAACATGCTAGCAAAAATACAGGCTGCCGCCCGCGTCGTCTTCGTGGTGATCGCTTGCCTGTGGGCCGTCTGCGCTCTGACCGCCGCCCTTCACATCCCGCTAGGCAACTAGCCAGCTAGCAGGTGTGGCGCCCGTGCGATGGGCGCCGCACCGCTGCAAGGCACCGCGCGCCGCTGCAAGACCTAGCAAACTAGCAGTGCGCCGGTGCAAGACATATTTTGCTATCATCCTATCAATAGATTGGTAGCAAACTAGTCTATAGAGGATGCTATAGCAGCAGACAGTGAACATGCTATAGCACCCCCTATGGCACCTGTGTACGCGCCGGTCCGCCGGCGCGTGTATCTCCTCTGCCGCGCGGAGGGTCCGCCAAAAACCATCACCCGGCAGTTGACAGCCATCTCCTAGTTTGCTAGCGCCGTCGCCATGCACGCGCCCATCGCCCTCGCCAGCCGCCCCGCCCCCTATCTCGGCCCCCTCACCGCCGAGCGCCCCTGGCTCGAGGAGCCCGCGTTTACACCCGATACGGGCGTGCTCGAGGATCGCCTCACGGACGACGTCCCACTCGAGTCCATGAGCGATGCGCTCGAGCCTGCCGACTATCGGCTCCTCCACTTGCGATTCAGAGGCTTCAACGAGCGCGTCTGCGCCGAGGAGCTCGAGCGTCCCCTGGACGAGATCAAGGCCAGGATGGCGCGTCCGGCCTTCGTGGCCCTCCAGGCGTCGATCGAGCGTGGTGTCCTAGAAAGCCTCCTGAAACACGGGGAGTACGAGCCGACCACCATCGCGAAGACCGCCGCCCCGGATGCCATGCGACGCATCGTTCGCCAGTCCCAGGCCGAGCGCGACCCGCGCACCCGTCTGGCAGCCAACCAAGCGGTCTTGAAGTATGCCGGGGTCGAGCCGCCGAAGCGTCTCGAGATCACGACCCCCGACCGCGTCATCGAGCAGATGACGGCAGACGAGCTCGAGGCGCTCGCTGAGAGACGGGTGTGGCCAGCCAGGTTCCGGGAGGTGCTGCGCGCCTTCCTCCCCGCGCCCTCGGCTGCGCCGGCGCCGCCACCCCGCCCGCGTGCAAACGAGACGGTCGTCGAGGTCGCCCCACCGCCGATCGACCCGTCCACACTCACCTAGCGACTTGACAATTCACCCCGCTACCATTAGGGTCCCCGTCGCACCGCACGTTCCACCACCCTTGGCCGGGGGCGTCAGGTGGCCGCGTTTCGGGAGCTAGTCCCTCCTTTCCGCTGGCTGGCTGGCGCCTCCGCCCACCCCGGGGTAAGACTGGCGCGCCCCGGTCTCGACGACCCGCTCGACTCGAGGGACCGCTTGCGTCGGAGGCAAGAAGGGACCGGGGCACCCCCTTTTCTTTTCAGGCTTTCGCGTGTAAACGCGCCCCATGCGGTCCAGAGTCGCGCCGCCCATGCCCCCGATCGCGGGCGACGACGACGGCGACCCCTTCACCCTGGATCTCCCCGATCAAGAGGAGCTCGCCATCCGGGCGAGAGCGCGCCTGCGGTCGGTCCAGAAGACGTCCTCGCAACGCTACCGCGACGACCCCTACAAATTTCTGACCGAGTGCGTCTGGACGCTCGACCAGGCGTCCCAGCAGGTGCGTCGCTTCCCCGATCCCGACGACGTCCCCTGCCAATGCGGCCTCTCCTGCAAGAATTATATCCAACACCTCGTCATCCGGTGGCGCGATGAAAAACGCTTTCTCGTCCCCAAGAGCCGACGTGTTCTGGTTTCGTGGACGATGGTGGCTCTCCATTGCTGGCTTGCCCGGTTTTTCCCCGGATCGACCATTGCCTTTGTCAGCCGCAAGCAGGGGCTCAACGATTCAGAAGGTGCTGCGGAGTTGGTACGCCGAGTTAAATTCATCGAAGAACATCTCCCCGCCGACATCGAGCCTCTCCCATTTCAGTACAACTTTGCTCGCCTCAAGTACCCCACGATCGGCTCCGAGATCATTGGCGTCGCGCAAGGCGCCGACCAACTCAGGCAATATACCCTCACAGCAATCTTCGCAGATGAAATGGGCTATTGGGAGCTTGCTCATGACACTTACTCAGCGAGCATCCCGACTTTGGAAGGCGGTGGGCGCTTCACGGGCGTCTCCTCGGCCAACCCCGGCTTCTTCAAGCAAGCCGTCTTCGATTCGCTATGACGCCCCCGGACACCCACCCCGGGAGGCGCCAGAGGGGGGACCGCGCTCTCGATCCGGAGGAGGTCTCCGGCTGCGTCCATCCCAAGGCAGCGCAGTGGGGCGAGGGGCGGTCCCTCCGACTTTTTCTCTACGCGTCCATCGTCTAAACGCAAATAGGGGGTCCGATGGCTAGCGAGTGGTGGCTGCTTGGCATGCTCGGGGGCGCCGGGGGCGCGGGTCTTGGGTCTGCGCTCGGCGGCTCTGCCCTCTCCGGACTCGGCGGCGGGGGAGGCGGCGGTGGCCTCCTCTCCGGCCTCCTCGGCTCCGGGAACGCCGGGGGCGCCGACACCGCTCCCCAGGCACCGGCCCCACCACCCATTCCCACCGGCACGCCAGGCCAGGCAGGCGCGGTCGGTGTCGGCGGGACGGGGAGCGGCACCGGCGCCGGCATCGGCCCGATGAAGCCGACGTCCGCAACACCTTCGGTCGCGGAGCTCACCCAGATCCCCCAGGCCGGTCCCCAGGGGATGGGTCCCTACACCGGCAACGTCCCGAATTCGCCATCCGGGCCGGTCGGCGGCACGACGCCACCCCCCGTCACCTCGAGCGCCGGCGGGGGTCCGCTCACCTCGCAGAGTGGCGGCGCGTCCTCCTTCTGGTCCTCGCCCTTCGGGTCCTATCTCAATCAACGCTACGGCATCGGCCCGTCCGGCGGCGCGGGAGGAGGTGGGATGTCCCCCGTCATCGGGGCCATGCTGAAGAACCTCCAGGGCGCACCGGCGGGCGGCGGTCCCAACGTGGCACCTGGGGGCGGGGGCGGTGGCACTCCACCGATCTCCGCGACCGGCCTCTTGACGCCGAAAGCCGGCGACGCCATGACGGCAGCCCTCCACGCCTCCGGGCAACCGAATCTCGCCGCCGCCGCGTCCTCCAATCCGTTCTTGAACATGATCCTCCGCGCCCACATGGGGATGGGCGGGGGCGGTGGCTTCGGCGGGGGCTCGGCCTTTGGTGTCCCGAATCCCTTCCAGTCGAATCCCGCCCTCACCCGCGCTGGCCTCTCCTCCTATCGCCCCGGGTTTTAATGTCCCGTGGACGCTTGGCACGCAACGTGCTACCCTACCAACATAGCAAAGCCTAGCTAACTAGGAGGATTTATGAGTGCTACCGCAGTCTGGTCCGGCACCTGGACGCCGCTCAACGTCGATTTCACCAACATGGACAAGACCGACCCGAACCTCCCGCACGCCGACAAGATGAATTTCGAGCAGACCATCAAGTCCGCCGACCTGCCGGAGCTCGTCGCCTTCGTCCAAGCCTTCGCGGACGGCTACGGCATCGGCTTCAACCCGGCCAAGGCGCTCCTCGACTCCATCTGGCACGCCTTCATGAACCGAGAGACTCCCGCCGTCTCCCGGCTCTACGCGCCGTGAGGAGGGGACGATGCTCCAGAATATCGACCAGATGCCGCTCGAGGCGCGCATCCCGGCGCTCAAGGAGATGGCGCTCCTCTGCCGTTCGCGCAAAGAGCAGTGCGCCAAGGAGGAAGCCGAGTTTCTCGACGAGCTCGCCAAGGCGGAGTCTACCCTGGGCGGGCGCACCGACATCCCGAAATCCGGACTCATCGAGCACAATCCCTACGCCACGGAGACCCCGCCGGCGTCGGACGCGGAGGGCGATGCCGTCGATCCGGCCACGGGAAAATCCGCTGGCGGCGACCCGCCCCCTGGGAGCGAGTCGTCGCATCCCTCGCACCACAAGCACGCGAAGAAATCATGACGAGCTTTCTCGCCTCGCTTGTCGTTCCGCCGACTCCGCTGGAAGCGACCCCGCGCGCCGTCCCGCCCACGACCTCCATCCCGGGTGGCGGGTGGACTGAAGGCGGCTACGTGAACGGGGCCAACTGGCCCCAAGGAGGCTCATGATGGCAGCCACGATCACCGCGACCGGGACCTGGACCGTCGCCGCCGCTCCCCCGGCCTACAACGGCGGCTCCGGCGTCCGCATCAACAACATCGGCGGCACCGCCTACGACGCAAGGACATCCTCACAGAAAGGCACCAACCTCTTTGACGAGTTGAACCAATTCATCACGCTCATGGCTGCCGCCGAGGGCGTCCCCGCGATCTGCGTCATGGATCAGCTCATGGTGATGCTGGGCGACCTCCGCCGCCAGCCCGCCATGGGCGAGCGCGTCTACGCCCCGTGAGCCTCCCATGACGCTAATCTTACTAGTATTAGCGTTCATCTGCTTCATCCTCGCCGCCGCCCAGGCGCCGATCCCGCGCGCCAACTTAACCGCCCTCGGGCTCGCGCTCTGGGTCCTCTGTGAGCTCCTCACCCGCGTTCACCTCTCTTGACCTCCGCCGTGGCGGTGATGCTGCTCTGCCTCCAGACGATCGGGGACACCGTCGCGACGTCCCCGACCTCTCCCGCCAACATGGGCGGCGCCATCGACTCGACGCTCACCGCGCGCGGCCCGATCTTCCTCGACCACGACGACACCATCGGCGCCGGCGAGACCAACGTCACTGTCTTGGCGCAAACGGAGGATCTCGAGCTCGTCACGCATACCGGGGTCGATCTGTCGGTGCGTGCAAACACGGTCGTCCTCGCCGCCTCCCATGGCCTCACAGACAAGCTAGACTTAAGTCTGGTCTTACCGATCGTCGAGGAGCAAGTCGATGTCCACGTCACGGGTCCCTTGACCGGCCACACCTTCGTCACGTTCTCGGGTCCGTCCGATCTCGCGCTGCGTCTCAAATATCGACTCCTCCCCTGGCTCGCGGCACTCCTCCGTGCCACTTTTCCGACCGGCAACCCGGCGACCGGGCTCGGGACCGGCGACTACTTCCTCTCCCCGGGCTTCGCCGCGTCGCGCCTCGTCGGTCCGTTCCAAATCAACGGGTTAGTTAACTACAATGTTGACTTATCATTCCCGCGCAAATCGTCGATCAGCTACGGCGCCGGCATCGCTACCCTCCTCTACTTCCCCTGGCTGGGGGGCGCCGTCGAGTTTCTCGGAGAGTCCGGGAGCGGCGCCGCCGATCCGCTCATCATCCTCGGCACCGACTACTCCCAGCAGCACACCTTCGCCCTCGCCTTCGGGCTGCGCGCCATCCTCCCGCACGGCGTCATGCTCTTTCTCGCCGGGACGACGGCGCTCAATCATGGTGGGCTGCGTGCTCGCGGCGTCTTTCCTACTGTCGGCATCGGGGGGCGCTTCTGAATGCCTCCATATCCCTTTAAAGCTAGCGAAGCATTGCAAGGGACCGGAGGGTCCCGTGGGACCGACCGGGCCGATGGGCCAGGCGGGTCAACCGGGACCACCCGGTACATCCGGTCCGCCGGGTATGCCCGGACCACCCGGATCAACGGGGGGACCGGGACCACCTGGCATCCCTGGCGTCGCGGGCCGGATGGGTCCGATTGGGCCGATTGGGCCGACTGGCCCCACGGGGGAGACCACGGCGGGGACGATCACCCCCCGCTTCGTCACCCGCTCCGTGCTGCGGCCAAACACCAACCAACCCCTCATCGCGGAGGTGGACTGTGATCCTGGCGAGACCATCGTCGGCGGGGGCGTCCGGGCGACGGCGACCAACCCGACGAATGACGAGTCGATGCACCTCCAAGAGAGCGGCCCCACGCCCACGGGCTGGCTCGGGCGCGTCTCCGCGACGTCCCGCTTCGCCCAGGGGAGCTCGCTCGAGGTGACCGTCACCGTCTTTTGTTTGGCACCATGACCGACACCACGCCGGCATGGCTCGCGCCCCTCACCTCGACCGTCGCCCAACTCGGCGTCCCCACGGTCTTCGCCGGCGTGCTCCTCTGGTTTCTGCTGGTGGAGGTTGGGGGAACCTTGAAGACGATCGAGCAGAACGAGATCGACCGCACGAAGCTTCTCCTCTCCGTCCAAGAGACCTTCGTCGCCGCCGTCCAAAAGCAAAGCGAGCTCTCGGCCCAACTCATCCAGAAGCTAGACTACTGTAAGAGCAAGGTGGAGTGACATGGGCTTCATCAATCGCAAGTATTACTTTGACTCCGTCCGGAGCTCCCTCTTTTCGGGCTCCATGTCCCAAACCCAGGTGGACGGGCAGACGGCCCTCCTCGACTACGCCGAGGTCCTCCTCTGGGACGATCGCTGGACGGCCTATCTCCTCGCCACGACCTACCATGAGACGGCGCGCACCATGCAGCCGATCGCGGAGTACGGCAAAGG